TGTTCCTAATGCTAAGTAAGTAAAAGCTGCAATAGCTCCAGTATTACCAACTAAACCAGCCATAGCAGCAAAACCAACATTCATAATGCTGTTATTTACTAATTTATCTAAAATTACTTTACCATTTCGTACTAATTTTATATTTATTTGTCCTTTTGTTTTTGTTGAATCCATATTAGTGATTATTTTCTACGTTAGCTTTTAATTGTCTTTTAATATCTCTTTCTCGTTTTCCATAATGTCTTTTAATCTTTTCTTCCATTAATAGCATTTCATTCTGTATAACACCCGTATTTTTTAAAGAATTTCTAAAGGCATACTGATAAGAAGGGCGAAGTGCTAAATACTCGTGGAATAAAGCAGAAAATCCAGGCTTTTTTGTTGTATCTGTACTTGTAAAATATGAACCAGAACGATTTATAAATACTTTTAAGCCAGCAGATGAATTATAAGCAGGAATAACGTCTAGTAATATACCATTAGCTGTTTTGTCGTATCTTGTTGGAACTCCTGTTGTATTAATACCATCATAAAAACTCTGCATATCAGTTTCAGATTGCATATCTACTGGTCTTATTTCGTGATATATTCCTGCTTGGTCTTTAACCATTACTCTATAAATATCAAGTATAAAATTGCCTTGTTCATCTGTAACGAAAGGATAATCACGAACACCAGAAGCTAGACTTGTGGTTATTATTGGATAATCTGTGTGGTTTGAGTCATCAAATTGCCAAGTTCCACCACAGTCAAAAATTGTTGCGTATATATAATCTAAAGCTAAGTTTACATCTCTAGTTATATCTTTTAAAGGGTAAGAAACACGATTAGATTTAACATTTGAATCTATGAGCTGAACTATACCTGAATTGTTTGTTGTATCGCTAAATTGTAATGACATTGTTTTTGTTATTTAATTTGCTAATCCCAAAGGGTATAAACCCTTTGAGTTAGAAAACTATGCTACACGAGTGAAAACATAAGCTGTCGCACTTGAGAACATAAGTCTGTATTGAGCTAGACCTGTTACTCCTGATGCTACAGTTAAATCTCCAAAACTACCTGCTGTGTCTGCGGCTGCTGTTGATAGAATACCATTTGTTGCTACTGCAATAGTGACGGTATTTGCACCACCAGTATTATCAATAAACAAATCAAACACTGTACCTTTTACTGCATTCAATTCTGCACCTAACAATGTTCCTGTTGGTAGAGTGATTGTAGTAGCGGCTGCTGAAGTTGTTATGATATAACCTGTAGCTACTTCTCCTACTGTTGCTGTTGCTGTTGCTGGAATAGAAGCTGTAGAGAAGTGAGTAATCTTTGGATTACCAAGTGTTGGTCTGTCGTATGTAGGATTTAATCCGTTTGGGTTTGCCATTTTCTAATTCTTGATTAATTACTAATAATTATATTGACGACTTATTTATCTTTAAGTTACCTTCTACTGGGTCTGGAGCATTTTTAAGGTCTTTTAATCTTGAGATTAAACCTTTAACTAATACACCATTAATGATTTTATCATCTTTCTTTTCATCAAATTTTTGTTTGTTTTTGTAAGCATAGCCATTTAAAACTTTTGCATACGCTACTTGGGCTAAACTTGCATCTGCTGGAAGTTTTATAACTAAAGGCAATTCTGTTGGTCGTAAGTCCATAGGGTCATTGACTTCAATTCCTTGAGAGTCATCTACTATTTTTGGAGCTACTACTGGAGTTTCTTCTTGAGCTATAACTTCTTCTTCTATTTTTTCTTTTTTTATCATATTTTTATTTATTACCTAATGAGGGAGGTGAGTAGAACTTCGGCGGGGAAGCTCTGCTCACTCCCATCACTAGGAGTTTGTAATCCCGCCATTACGAATTTAGGCGATTGTGATGTCGATTGTAATTGCTTTCTTTTGATTCCAAAGTTTGAAACCAACAAGTCCGAATACAACAACTTCTTTACCAGTCTTACCAGTTACTGACTTTTCTTCGTAGTTAATTCCACGAGGAGAAGCGTAAGTAGCAGCTTTGTTTGGTCCGAATACTCTGTGTCCTGCGTTTGTTACAGTTGTAGTACCGATTGTAGCGTCTACGAATGTTCCAGAACGAACTACATAAATATCTGTACCTGCTAATTGTGTAACTTTACCATTCTTAAGCATTGCATCAGCCATTGAGAAGCCGTTAGTCATACCAGAAACCATAAATCCGACAAGGTCAGTATTTTCGATAACTAGGTAAGTACCATAAGTATTCTCGTAACCAGCTACTTTAGAAGCAAGGTTAGCGATGATTGTTAAGATGTTTGCTGCTGTTGTGAAACCTCCTGCTGGAGTTGTATATGTACCTGTTGCATCTTCACAGAGGTTATTGAGTACGAAGTAATCAATACCATAAGCTATTGCATACATCATATTATCAAGACGACTTGATGCAATATCAAATACTGCAAAGAAATCTTCGTGAGCAAAAATGTGTTCTGCGTAAATAACTTCGTCTGTTACTGTTAAAGCGTCATCTGTTACTGTCCAAGCTGTTACAGAGTATGTACCAGCTACTGCTTGAATAGTTGCAGTTGGTTGTGAACCATAAGGGTTTTGTATTCTTTTAAGGTCTGAACGGTCTACGTCACAGATTTTTTCTGCGATAAGTGAGTTACGGAGAACGAAATCGTACTGTGATTTTAAGTACTTATCTCTGTTTCCGTATGTGGACATTGTGTTAAACATATAATAATTCTTGGTTATATTTAATTAATAACCCGCCGAACTATTTTTTGCCTCCACGCTTCGCCCAGAATAATCTTTCAGCTTCTTCTTTATTTTCAGGAATTTCTCCTTTAGATAAATTAGATAGTAATGTGTCATCCGATACTTTACTTGCTCCACGCCTTGCATTTCCCGTATTAGACATTTCTGCTGTTTTTCTGAACTCTGCCTTTTCGGCTAGAATAGCCTTTGTTGCACCTAGTTTTAGAGTTTCAGTTAGCGATAGTTTTTTGAATTTAGCGAGGTCGAGGACTTCATCGATGTCGTCTTCGTGTATCCCATAAATTCTAGCTATTGTATCTTTGTCTAAATCTTGCACAACTGACTTAGGAGTTTCGCTAGGCTTTTGCTTTGCTAACTTCTCTGCCTTTTCAGCACGAATCTTGTAGTTATTTGCAAGTTCTTCAGCTTTCGCTAAACGAGCTTGTATTTCTTCTAAAGTTTCGTCTTCTTTTGGTGTTACTTCAGGCGTAACTTCCTCTGGAGTTTCAGGTATCTCCAAACCATTTTTATCAATCATAGATTTTAGTTTAAGGAGTGTGTTTCTTCACTCCAATTATATTTTAATTATACCACGAAACATTTGGTACGCAAAACTGTTGATAACTTATTTACTACTGTCCTGCATTAATCTCTTAGTTGCTTGTTCTGGAGTCTCATCTTTTCTTCCTGCAATAGCTTGGACTGTGATTAAAGCTGTTTGAATTGCACGAATATACAAGTTACGAGCAATTAATTTAATACCTAGTGGGTCAGCTTCTATCATTGGCTCATATTCTATGCTTACTTTTTCTCCGTCAGGATTTGTTAAAAGATTAAATGCTTTTTCAAACATATCTTTAATGAGTTTCTTTGATTCTATTGTTTGGTATACAGTATCTCTACTAGAACCGAATATTTGTGTTTCTGCATCTAGCCAGAAATCATTAAAAGCTATTAATCCTCTGTTATAATCTTGTACTGGGTAAACTTTACGTCTGAATACTTCTACTACTTCTGGATTTGAGAATGTTGATTTTATCAAATCCTTTTCTTCTTTTGTAATATCCTGTCCATAGAATAGTTTTCTTATTGAAATTAACAATGCTTCATTGTCAGCAAATGTTCCTTTAATAACTTCTATATCTTTTTCAGAATACATTAGTGGTCTTTGTTCCGCCATAATATCTTTTTAAATTAAACTTATAATTAACACATTTTACCCTTCTTCATTACTTTCTTACTAGCTTTCTTTATTTCCTTTTTTGGTGATTTTCCCTTCATATATTTATTGATTATTTGATAATGCTGGTATAGCTTCGACCTGTCCGCCATTAGGGGTAGCTATTGGTATCTCTTGGGCTGGTGGCATTTGTGATAGCTCTACTGGTGAAAGAAAACCTGTCTTAGATAGAGCTTTGTTTACAAGGAATTGTGCTTGTGGATTGTTAGCATAAGCTGGATTTGCAATGATAGTTAAAGCCTTATCTATCGTACTTAGCATTGCTTGTGTATCAGAAGATTCTCCTGTAATTTCTATTTCTATTTCATCTAAATTAATATCTTCAAATTCTTTTTTCCAGTTTATCTTATCTGGCTTTAAGAATCTTTGATTTCCAAAATCACTGTTTCTTTGTTCTGTAATAGTCTGTTCAATTTCAGCTATGTTAGGTGGATTTTTAACTTCACCATTCTGCAACATTTCATTTTTGATTATCTCGTTATTGATTCTTATTGCTTCATTTCTAACGAACTTAGCTTCTATTTCTTTTATACCTAGCATATCTAGTGTTGCCATTACTTCCTTATCATTGTTCATTTTCTTCATTAAGAAAGGCAAGATAAACTCTCTAAGCATATTTTCAAGGTGTAATCCTTTGTTTTCAGTCATTACTTCAAATAGTGAATATGACTCTTGTAGGATAGCTTCTGTTTGTCTCCAAGCTGTGCCTGATTTTGGAGCAATTCCTAGCATAGCTTCACTAACTCCATTTAATTCATTGCCTAGAGCTTTCCATTCTTGACCAAAGTTTGTAAGAGAAGTTACATCGTGTGAGTTATTGTTTACTTGAGAAAGTGGTTGATTGATTGCGTGAACCATTATATCGCCAGTCTCAATAGCTGATAGAGCGTTTTGCCCTACATAGTTATTGTCAGAAGTCTGGAATATAAGTTTAGAAGCCAAGTCTAGCTGGTCTTTAATAGCTTTCTTAGTGTGGTTTACCATCCATTGAGCATTGAATAGATTTTTAACAGAACCATTAAGAGTTACAGAGCCGTCTTCTGAAGGAAGCAACCAAGTAAGCATATATGGGCTTTTTTCTTCTCTACCTTTATACAAAGTGTAACAGTCTTCTCCTATTTCATTTGCTTTTCCTTGTAAGGAAATAATGTGCATTTGTTGAACTGGCTCTACGTCTTTATCATTGTCTGTTATTTCACTTAGAGGGAATTTTCCGTGTACTTCATACAGCTTATAGTAGTTGTTTTTATTATCTACATTTTGTTTGCTAGTTAATTCGCGAGCTTTTTTTGTATTTATTAAATCTTCTACTTCTTTCTTACCAAATCTATCATAAAGTTGAGTTTCAGTAAGCTCTAATGTTTCAATTTGAATGTTATCTTCAAAGTTTATTTGGTCTACAATAAGTCTTGACCACGGGACTGTTGAAATATTTAATTTTCCGTCTTTTTCTACAAACTTTACTACACTAGAATTAAAACCTGCTAAAGCAATACCCCATTTATTTAAGAAAGTACCAAACTTCTCTTTTCGCATCCAGTCTTGTAAGTGTATTGATAAGAAAAATACAGGTAAAGTTAGTTTTTCTTTAGTTGCTTTCAGTATCATATTCTTTCTATCCACATCAGTAGCTCTGTACCAAATATTACGAGATGCTAAAACAATGTTAAAGAAAGGTTTTTCTCTACCTAATGAGTCAAATTCTCCTGAAATATGTTTACTTTCTAGGTATGCGTATATTGTGTTTATGTCTGTATATAAATCAGTACGGACATACTTAGACATTAAAGTTCCACCACCTGAAATAAAGTCTGTTTCAAGTTTACGAACTCTTTGTGCTATTGATAATTCATTTATAATTTCCATATTTATGCTGAACTTCTAGCTATCATTGGAGCTTGCGTTGAATAACTAGGAGAACCTGTTAATGTTAAATTGTTTACGCCTGTTGAATCTGTTGCTACATCATTAAATGACCAATTACTTATTAATCCTGTTGTGCTGTAAATATTTCTCTTGTAAATATCATCACAGATTTCTCTAATGTTTGTTGGTATTCCATCAGGGAAAACATAGAAGAATTTATTTCTCATAAATCCATTAAAGAATCCAACTGTTGCATCAGAACGAGTACCCATCATATATGCACCTGTGTTTGTTAGACTTCCTGCTACTGTTGAAATAGTTGAACTAGCTACTTCAACATCATTTATTATGAAATGAGCTTTTTCACTACGTCTTCCGTAGATTATTATGTGATTCCATCCATTTGTTAAGTTTGCTACTTGAGTATTTACTGCACAAGTGGCATTTGTA